GGACCCGCCGCCTCCGAAAGCCTTTGCGATGTGTTCATAGTCGTAGTAAAGCAATTGATCCGGGAGCGGGTTCTCAACAGCCCAGTCAAGCCACTTGCGGGAACCGAGGGGGCTGGTACGCCGCGCGATGGCCGGCGCTTCATACTTGGTGTTGCGGTCCTTGCCCGTCTTCTCGAACGTGATGTCATAGCCCTCTTCCGGATCATCGATGTTCAGGATTTCCCCGGTGCGCTTGTCCGCCGCGAGCTTGTTCAAGTCCGCGTCTACCGTCCAGGGCATGGCCCAGAACTGCACGCCTTCCTTCTCGTCGTCCCGGTCGATGAGGTAGACACCGCAACGGCGCTTGGCTTCGATATCCTTGGCGTACTTGTCGTCACCATCGCGCAGCGCTTCCGCGTGTTCCTCGGAGATGGGATCCTTCTTGCCCTGCATCTTGAACAGATCCAGGTAGCTCTGCCGGTCCGGGCCCACGCCATAGTGCACATAGAGATCGAAGCCGTAGTGTTCCGGATCCGACCAGGTTGCCGGCAGGATACGGATCGTGTTCACCCCGTCCGCCGGCTTCCACACCTTCACATGATCCTTCACGATCCGATCGAACTCCTTGCCCCTCATTGAGGCCCGTTTGTCGATCTGTTCGCGGGACCTGGGGGCGTAGGAGAACGAGGAACGCGAGCTTTCGCGATCATCTCTTCCACGGTTGCGCGACTCATCCGGGCCACGATCCGCGCCGCGATCGCGGCTGCGAGAATCCCCGCGATCACGGCTGCTGCGATCGTCACCATGATCGCGGCCACCACGGCTATCACGATCATACCCACCCCGGCCACGGTCTGAAGTGCGTTCTTCATCGCGTTCCCGTCCCCTGCTGCGGTCTCTGTCCATAGCGGTTTTCCTCATACTGTTGCTTCGCTCGAAAATAGGCCGCGAAGATGAGCCGAAAGAGCACATAGACGCCCAGGAGGGCGCCAATTAGATAAGACAAGTGTTCAAGCATCGCACTAGCCCTCACTGATTCGGCGACGCGTTGATGATCCGTAATCCTGGCTTCTGCCTCCTTCGTAGGGGCGCCGTTCACGAAGCGCTGATTCTTCATTGCGCGCGTGACGGTTCTGATTGCTTGGGGTGTGGCTGTCCTTTGTGTAGTATTGAGCGAAGTACAGATCGCAGAGCTTACGGACATCAAAGCCACGAGCCTTCCACGCCTCATAGAGCCCTTGCCACTGGGCAAGCTCTTGATTCACCATGGTCAACTTTTCAAAGGCTCTGGTGCGTTCTTGATGCCTCCTGACGGCACTGTCAGCAGCCTTGTCCGTGAGCTTCTCGTCATCGTCCTTGAGTTGGCGGTAGATGCGAGCCTCCGCAACCTTCACGGCATCCAAGGCTTCCGCAGCCTTGGCAGCGAGATGGGCAATCTGGTCTGATATTCTGCCCATCACTTCGGCCTGCACCTCAAGCTCATCGTCAAGCCGGTGCTTATTGATGCGGAGCATGCCGCGGAAGGTCTGGAGATCATTCATGCTGCAGCCTTTCCAGGTGCGCGATGATCAGGGCCCGGTGTGCTTGGTTCACGCTAGCCTTATCCCGGAGCTTGACCAGATCAACTTCGGTGAGCTTGCGAATGCTGACCCAGTGGTTATCCCACCCTTCGAGCATGAGCCACCCCGTGAACTTGTCTTCAGGGTCCAAGCAGATTGCGTAATCCTTCTGTGTCGGACTCCGTATCCACCGGCAGTTTGGTAGCTCCACAGATCCGGCCGGGGTGTGCCGAATGAAGCGGGTTTCAGGGGTCGCATCGTCTTCGGTTGCCATGGGGGGCTCCTTCACAACCAGGGTTGTTTTTGCGGTGCAATCAATTGCGTGGTCAATGCGGGCGATGCATCATGCCACCACACGCTACCGCTCTGAGTGATGAAAACAAATCGATCTGTGGCTTGGCCAAATCCTCGCTCGAAGCCGGGCTTAAAATGCGCTTGACACGGCCCATGAATAGTTTCGATCTGAAAAACGGTGCCATCCATAGGCATCCGTTGGAAGATTTCGTACAGAGTCATGCGGTTCACCCGTCTGCCACTATCTATACCGCTCTGCAAGATCGAACACCGATGTGACCGGTCGAGGCTCCTGTTTTTTGAGCCACTGCAGATCGTCATACTTACGCCAACTACCCCTCGGCGTAAGGTGCATGGGCCTTCTGACGTTGGGCTTGTCCCCTGCGGCATAGATGGCCTGTGGCCCACCATGGTCCCCGGTTTGATGGTGGGTGTAGCCGCAGCAATGCACCAGCTTTGCCTTCCGAAGCTGCGACACCACAGCCGCAGCATACCGAACGCTGGTGTTTGCTAGCGCTGCAAGCTGCCGGGTGGTCCAACCGCCGGCTTGCAGTTGCTGGTAGATGGTGAAAGCCGTGCTCCCTGGCTGCAAGTTCCGGCAGTCTTTCCGTGGCATGGCTCACCTCAACACAAACTCACCAAAAGCTAGGAGGATCGGGGCCAGCTTGTCCGCCGGGTTGCAGGGCCGGGTGAACGCGTGCAGCATGTCCAAGAGTCGGGCTGCAGCGTTGTCACTGCGTGCGCCCATGATGCACGCATTCAGATAGTTCACGATCCCGATGCGAATGGATTCCGGATTCGTGTCGCCAAGGGCCTTCAATCCGGTGGTCACGTCCTCCCACCTCATGTTGCCCTTCACCAGGGCCCGGCACAGATCGATGATTTCCTTGTTCTCAAGGGGTGTTTCCAGGATGCGGGCGCACTCGTCCGAGTCCGTCACGTCATACGTCATGTTCAGCATGACCAAAGCCCGCCGGGGTGATCCGCTGGCTGCTTGGGCAATCTGCTTGAGCACGTTGTCCGGGGTGCGGTAGTTCTCCGCATCGCAGACGTGCTCAAGCAAGTCCATGAGATCGTCGAACCGCAACGGCTTCAACAGGTAGCTGTTGCACCGGCTGGTGATGGTGTCAGGGATCTTGCCGGCTTCCGTGGTGCACAGGAAGTAGTAAACGTGCTCCGGCGGTTCTTCGATCGGCTTGAGCAGGGATTGCCAAGCAGCCTTTGACAAGCTGTGGCACTCGTCAATGATAAATGCCTTGTTCGGCTCAGACCCGAAGCCCTGATAACGCGCGGTTGACACCACCTCCTTCATGGCTTCGATGCCGCTATTCGATGCGGCATCCACTTCGATGATGGATGAGCCAGCGCAGCCGAAGCCGTGGGCCAGGATCCTGGCAATCGTGGTTTTGCCCACCCCGGCCGGGCCCGTGAGGATGAAGCAATGGGGGCGAGTGCTGGAAGCGATGGCCTTGCGGAGGGACTTGATTACTTCGTCTTGCCCAAGCACGTCATCCAAGTGCTTCGGTCGATACTTCAGTTGCAAGGGCAGTTCTTGTGCCTTGGGGGCTGCAGACTGTTCGGTGATCTTGCGGCGTGTTGCCATTGGCTTCTCCTTGAGAAGTTGGGTAAAGTCAATATTCATGATCCGCTCTTGGGCATTTCCGGACGCTCCATCCAGTGCGATGGGCCTTCATCATCAGTAATTCCCCCGTTGTCCCAGTCTGAAGACCAATACCAGTGGGGATTGTGACCCAACATGATATTGCCACGGTCAAAGTAATGGCCTGATTGGCACATGCGCCACTCGCCCCGCATGTACTTAGCAACCAGGATTTCCTGCTCCTTTGGAGCGGTGCTAATCGGCTTCCAACTTGTGCCCGCAGCGGGGTCCCGCCACTTGAAGTGATTGCGGGTGTAGATGACCAGGAGAAACAGGGTGAGGGGCAGCAGCCCCCAGGAAGCGGAGGCCCAGATCCACAGCAGCCAGGGGAATTGCAAGCAGACCCCGAGCACCCAAACCCCGCGCCACTTGTTGCCAATCAAAACAAACATGACGACGGAGAAAGCAGAAAGCATCCAGGGCAGATGCAGGGCAATGAGTTCACGCATGTGTGGCCTTGTAGGGGTTGGGGGTGTTGAATAGGACATCGGAGCGATACTTACCGATCTCTTCCAAATTGTCCCAGCGAAAGCCGACTGAGGCTTCCACCACGATAGGGACGTTGATGTACTCAAAGCGAGGTTTGCACATCTCGCGCACGATCCTTTCAGTTTTGGCTTCAAGCACATGGTCCCGAAGCAGGAAGCTCAAATCATCGTGACCGTTGAAATTGCACTGATAGTCTGGATCATCTTCGGCAATGCTGATTTCCGATAAGGCATCCATGGCAGCAGTCACGATATCCAAGGCCGTGCCCTGGATGGGCATGTTGATCAATTCGTTTTTGGTCATGGGACCACGACGGCGCCGGCCCCCGAGCGTTTCCACGTAGAGCTTCTTTTCATAGCTCTTGATCAGTTTCTCTTGCCAGATCTTGGTGTCGGCAAATGTGTCCCAAAACTCTTCCGCAAGCTCCGTGGCAATCTCCAGTGGGATGCCAAGAGCCACGGCACACGACTTGATTGATGAGCCGAAGATCTGGGGGAACACCCACTTGTTTTTCATCTCTTGCCTCAGGGTCTTTAGGCCCTTCTCTTCCCAGTCAATCTTGAACTCGGCCACGATCGAATCAATGATCTCTGGGTAAATGGCAACCAGACGTTCAGCCCAGAATTTATGCACGTCGTAGTCCGTCCAGCAAGCGCGAACGATCGCTTCATCTTGCGTCAGCATGCCGGCCACACGGAATTCGATTTGTCCGTAATCGCAAGCAAGGATCCATTGCTCCGGCGGGGCTTGCACGACGCTCCGCACCTCACGATGCTTGCGCTTTGGCCAGTTGTGGATTTCTGAGGATAAGCGGCCCGTGACTGCTGTCATGGCGCTGTAGCCGGCATGCATGATGCCGTCGTGGCTCACGATTTTCCGTGTGAGCACTGGCCCAAGATAGGTGGAGCCTAATTTAGACAGCGCCCTATGTTCCAGTATCATCGGAGCACTCGGCACCTCCGCTGCTGGAATCCGCTGCAACGCGTCT